GTTGTTGTCCAGTGCGGTGCCGTACTTCTTCGCAGCCTTAGCCAACCGTTCGTCCTGGTCGACCAGCGCGTAACGGGCGTTCAGCAAACCCAGCGCAGTCTGTACGGCGGTGATGTACTTCTCGTAAGCGGTGACCGCCTGCTTCAGCGCCTCGGCCTCGTTGTCCTTCGCGTCGGCGTCACGGATCGACGCCTCGGCGGACCGTCCCAGGCTGCTGGCGGCGCGCCCGGCGGCGGCGCCTAGTCTGCCCTGCGCTGCGGCGAACGCCTCGGACGGCGGTAGCCCCGCCTCGATCGCGGCCATAAACGTCTTGGAATCCGCTTCGCCCGCGTTGACCCGGTCAATGTAGGTCTTGAGTTCGTCATCGAGTCCCATGAGGTCGCGCGCCCAGCGGGTGATCCCGTCCTGGTTCGACTCGCCGAGACTGGTCAGCGCGCCGCGAAGCGCATTCATCGCCATGGTTGCGGGTGGTCCGCCGTCGCGACCCAGTGACGCCAGACCGGCGACGAGATGCTCGTTCCATCCGGTCGCGTCGCGCATGGACCCGGACAGGTTGTCGATGGCGGCTTCCTGCGCGGCGACGACTGGGATAGTGGCGCCGATGGTGCCAGCGACAGCCGCCGAACCGAACAGCGCGGTCAGCAGCGGCCCGGCCTTGCCGGCGGCTCCTACGGCCACGGCTAGGTCAGTGACGGCCTTAGCGGCGCCGACGATCTTCGGCCCGGCGATCGCGGCGACGACACCGAACGCGGCGATATAGGTCGCCGCCTCCTGCGCGGGCTTCGGCAGTTTGTTGAATACACCGACCAGCCCGCCGACGACGTTCTCGGCCTTCGTCATCGCAGGCAGTAGCGCCTCGCCGAGGGTGGCGGTGGCGTTGTCGAACTCGGCGCGGGCGCGTTCGGTGGCTGCGGCGGTCGTGTTGAACTCCCGCGCCATCGCCCCGGCGGACCCGGACTTCTCCATCTGCTTGTTGAGTAGCGACATCATGGCGGTCGCCTTGTCCGCGCCGGTCGCCATCATCTCCGCGTTGACGGCGGTGACGTTCAACGCCAGCGAGTACCGTTCGGCGGGGTCGGCTTCGCCGCGCATCGCCGCGCCCAGCGCCTCGACCGCCTCCATGGTGGTCCCGCCGTACTGAGCCGCGAGGTCCGATGCCTTCCTCACCAGGTCATCGGTGACGACGGCGAGGTCCGCCTGGTCGACGCCGAGGTTGGACAGTTGCCCACCGAGGCGTGCGGCGGCCTGCGCGTACTGCGTCGTGGACAGTCCGATGGCGGTCGCCTTACGGGCGTTGTCGACCATCGCCTGCCCGTTCAACTTGAACGTGGCTGTCAGCGCCCCGACCGCCTGCTCCTGGTCGGACGCGGCCTTGGACGCGGCCAGCAGCCCGGCGGCTAGTGCTACGCCGCCGATCTGCGACGCCATCCCGATGGCCTTCCACCGCTGCGACGCGCGCTGCGCCTTCTCCTGTGACCGGGCTAGTTCACGGGTCCGCTGTTCGGCTGCATCGATCGCCTTGGTATATCGCGTCGTGTCGGCGCTCAACTTGACCGCGACATAGCGGGTATCAGACACAAGCGCCTCCTACTTATCTCGTCGTCGAACGGTGAACATCAGACCGGCCGTCGACCCGTCGGCCTTCGCATACGCCTCAGCCGCGCGGTCCCGTGCCGCGCACGCGTGGCAGCGGACCGCGTCCGCCACATAGGCGTACTCGTTCTCCACCGCCATCGACTCGCGGCGGTCATGCCCACAGGTGCAGGTCGCCGCCTCGAGCGCCGTCAACGCGACGGCTAACGCGGTGTCCTGCGCGGTCCACAGCGGCTTCCCCGGTACGGGTGCGCGGCCGGTAAGGATGGAGTGCGGCACGCCCCACGCCCGCGCCGCCTCGACCTCCAGCCGCAGCCCCGCGTCGTGGGTCAGCCGCGCTTCGGCAAAGGGGCGGCATCAACCTCGATACAACTTTCGATCGCCGCCGTGAACAACTGCTCCACCTGACCCGCGGTCAGCACCGTGAACAGTGGGTCCGACGGGCCGACCGTCGGCGTCAGGATGCACGCACGCACCAGCGCCTCAGGGAAGGTCGCGTCGTTCCACGCGCTGCCGTCCGGGTCCGGGTGCGCCGCGATCAGCGCCCGGTACTTGTCCTGTGTCAGTCCCCGTAGCACGAATTCGACAGTGTTGGCGTCGATCTCGTCCCGTAATGCTTCTGCCCGTTCGTTGTCGCCCGTGTCCTGCGCCGACGCGAGGTCGGCGAGGAGGTCGCCACGCAGACACAACCGCACCCGGCGACGGGTGGGTTGTGCCTGCGCAGCCAGGGACGCCCAGTCGACTACTGGGGTGCCCTGCTCGGTCATGCTGCGACCGTCGCCCCGAACACGGGCGCGGCGGTGTGGAACGCCTGCACCGTGAACTTCAGAACCTCGTTCGCGGCGGGCGCGACCCTGCGGCGAGTCCCGAACTGGACGGCGTACACCTCAACGGTCTGCGATGCGGTCCACGCCGTCGTCGCGGCGACGTTCCGGCGGATCACGATGTAACCCTCCGGCTTACTCGCCAGCGTCGAGAACGGCGCGGAAGCGTCACCCTGATGCTTCAGGGTCAACTCGGTGCTGACCGTCTGACGACCCGGAAGTTCCGCGTTGTAGGTCGACGACAGCGCCGTTACATCGACGCTCTCATTACCGAACTCGAGACCCAAGCCATCCGGGGTGAGGTACGAGTCCAGTCGGGTGCCCGCGTTCAGTTCCGCGACAGTCGGCGCGGACGTGGACGAGATGGTGGGGACGTAACTGACGGCGGTCATGCCGTCATTGACGATATCTGCCATGAGTCAGGACTCCTTACGCCGTGGTGACGGCGATAGACGGATCGGTGGTGCTGAACAGTTGGACGGCGAACTTCGCGACCTCGTTCGCGGCGGGCGCCAACGGCTTCCTGTCCCCGGCGACCACGCTGTAGACGTCGACCTTCTGCGACGCCGCCCAGTCGGTCGTCGCGGCGACCCCGGTACGGACGACCAGGTATCCGGTCGGGCGGGACGCGAACGTGGTCCACGGCGGGTTCGCCTGCCCCTGATCCTTGAACGTCAGTTCAATGGACACGGTGCCACGACCGGCCTTCTCTGTGCTGAACGTGGAATTGAGTGCCGAGGTGTCCACGGCCTCGTCTCCCAGTTCAATCCCAAGACCGTCCGGGGTGAGGAAGGATTCCAGATCGACACCTGCGGTGATCTGGGTTGCGGTGGGCGACGTCAGGCTGGACAAGGTGGTAACCCATCCCACTTTGACGTAGCCATCGGCGATGATGTCAGCCATTGTCCGACTCCTTCTTGTTGGTGGTCTTGGCGCCGGTCGCGCTCACGCGCTTCCAGCCGCGTTCCTGCCACGCCGCGACGGCGTCCGGGTGGCACTCAAACTCGCCGCCCGTTTCCGGGTGGACGAGTCGTACCTTCTGTTCGTCAGCCATGTCGCTGACCTCCTTGGGGGGGTTGTGTGTTGCGGGGGTCGCCCCGCCGCGTGGTCGGGGACGTTGGTGTAGCCCTGCCCGCGGCGGCGCCGCACCGGGCGCGACGGGGGGCGCGCTTCCGGGGCACGCCGCGGGCAGGGGGTCTAGGCGGGTTGCGCGATCGCAACCCAGGAACAGGTGACGTAGAACAGGTCGGTCGCGAGGTCGTGGTCGACGCGCACCGGCTGTTGGCTACCGGGAATGATCCGCACCGGGTAGGTGACGAACCCGGTCCCCGTCAACTTCTCGCGGTTCAACCGCGCCACGATGGCGTCATGGGTCCAGATCGCCTGTTCCGATGTCGACCCGATGCAGGTGGTCTGGAACCGCACGGTCACGTTGCGGTCCGGGTCACCGAGCACACCGTCGGGGTCGCCGGGTAGCGGGTGGACGATGCACGCGCGTGCGACCGGCGGCGTCGGGCCCTGGGACAGGTACGTGGTGACGTTTGTGGTGCCGCCCAGTCGGGTGACGACGGCGGCGACGATGCTGCGTGTGGAGAGGAGCGCCATCAGCGCATCCGCTTCAACGCGGCCAGGACAACGGTCCGGGCGAAGATGGGGGCCTCGGTGTCGAGGGCGGTGGCGAGTTGCCCACCAGGCGCGATCGTCGTCGACCCGTACTCCACGGCGGCAGCGAGGTCGGCGATCTCGTTGTCGTAGCCGACGACCATCGCCAGGTCCCCGTCGGGGACCGCGTCGATCTGGCGTGCCGCGAACCTGTGTCGGTCGTTCGCCTTGTCGGTTTCGCCGTCGCGGGTGACACGTTCGTAGGCGTCGCCGCGCACCGAGTAGGCCGCGGCTTCCACGACCGCCTGGACGGCGTCGTCGACGTCGCGAGCGGCGTGGTCGAACTGCGCCGCCAACTGTGCGGCGGTGAGGTTCTGGTTCACGGCTCCACTTCCTCAACGAGCAGCGACGCGGCGGTGGTTGTCGTGGCCTTGATCCGGCCAACGACGGTGAACGTCCGGGTGCCGATGGTGGCGACGTCGCCGACCAGGACCACGGAGTCGGCGCCGAACGGGATCAGCAGCGCGTACCGGTTGGATGCCTGCTCGGCTTCGCCGGCGTCGGACTCCCGCACCGTCGCCGCCGCAGCCGTGCCCCCACGTAGGCGGCACTTGCCGCTGTAGACGGTGGTTGACGTGTTCGTGATCGCGCCGGTGGTCGTGTTCATCGACCCCGGCGTCAGCCGCACGATGGTGCAGGTGTCCACCATCAGCGATTCGTGGCGGGCGCGGGCGTCGGCCAACAGCGCGGCGATGGTCATGGCGTGACCACAGACTGGCTGGATACGGCGCGCGCCTTGTAGCGGGCGAGGACGGCGCGCTCACTGGGCAGCAGCATCCCGCCGCTAGTGCCGGTGAACCCTTGGGAGTAGTCGTCGATCGACAGGCTCGACGCGCCGGCCGGGTTGGCTTTCATGCGCGCGGCGATAGCGATAGCGACACCGGTCACGGCGGCGGGGACAGTGGACGCGGCGGGGGTCCAGGTAACTTGGACGGTGTCGCCGCGGAAGTCGTCGTCTGCCCACCATTCGGGGGCGTTCAGTTGCAGGCTGGTGGGCACCAGCCACACGGTGTCGATGCCGTCGTATTGCCACCCGGCGAGAGCCTGAGTGGACGCGGTGCCGTCGATGTTCATGATGTAGATCGCGTCGACACTGGCGACGGGACGGGGCAGGACGACGCGGTTGGAGGAGTCGACGCGGCGCACCGAGGTGATGGGGTCGGGGTCTGAGTCCCACGCCCGCCCACATTCGGCTTCGATAATCCCGGCGGCGATCCGCTCCACGAGCGTGTACTGGTCGTTGGTGAGAGTGACGCCGGTCAGCGCCGTGTACTCGCCGGTAGTGAACATCGCCATCAGCGGACCTCCGTCCAGGTCAGAGCACCGGCGACGGATGCGGTGCCACCGATCCCAGTCGCGACGATGGACAAGCCGATGGGGTTCTGCCCAGCGTGGTTCGCGGGTTGGGAGACGCGTAGGCGGGCGAAGGCGTCGAGGTTGGGGCCGTCTCGCAGGGTGATACCAGCATCAGCGTTGGTGTCGGTCACTGTGGACAGCTCCTCAGGGTCGCAGTAGTTGGCGGGGTGCGCGGTAGCCGGTGCCGAGGAACTCAATCCGCTTGGCGACACGGTCGTGGTCGGCGCGTGAGATTTCCTCGACCTCGGCGGCGCGCGCCTTCGCCGCCGGCGCAGCCTTGTCGGCCGCGGCCTTCGTCGCGGACTTCTTCACCGCAGCGACCCACCCGTCGATGTCGTCACGGTTGACGAACGTGCCCGCGTCGCCGAGGGACTCCACGAGGCCGGGGGTGGGTGCGGCGATGACTTTGATCCCGGCGCACATCGCTTCGACACCCATCCGGCCCCACGACTCGTAGCCGGACGGCATCAGCAGCAGGCGGGTGCGGGCCAGGATGTCGTCGCGGACGTTGGGGGTGTTGTCGATGACCTCGACGTTCGCCGGGATCTCGTCTGGGATGTCCTGCCAACCGTACCCGCCGCGGACCGCCAGGAACTTCTGTTTGGGAAGCCGCTGCGCGAGTTGCCACAACACCTGCGGCCCCTTGTTGGGGAACAAGTTCACGAGCGTGACGCGGTCACCGCGGGTGGTTTCGTAGTCCTTGACCGGGGTCAACGGTCGCAGAATGTCTACCGGCACGGGGGCGTCCGCGAACACGTTAGCCATCCACTGACTGTTCGCCACGGCCAGGTCGACCCGATCCCGTGACAGCCACTGCCTGGTGGCGTCAAACGTGTTGTGCAACAGGTTGACCACCGGGATGCTGCGCTTACGCCCTGCTGCGTTGGCGCGTGCAGTCGATTCCAGGTGGGTGATGAGCACTTTCGCGCCAGCCATCGCGGAGTCGAGCGCGGTCTTATCGGCGCGACCGATCACGGTCACACCATCGACAGTCCATCGGGTGTCGCCCTGCCACGTGCTTGGCTGAGTCAGGGCCACGACAACGTCGTGACCCCGACTCGCCAATGCCGACAGCAGGGTGTGGGCGTGGTGCTCAGCACCGGCCCCATGCTCAGGCACATAGGCATGAAGCAGGGCGACAACCCGCACGGATCAGGAGTTCGCCGTAGCGGCCTGCACAACACCGAACGGGTAGCGGGTGCCATCCGTGGTGTTGAGGCGGGTCTCCGGGTTCGCGATTGCGTAGCCGACGCGGAACACGGCGCGGTAGATCACCGAGTCCTGCTGCATCGCGTTGTACACCACGGCACCGGCGGCGTCGGACACGATGCCGTCGGTGTGCTTGGTGAACGTGATGTCCTGGCGGACACCGACGATGGACTTGGTCCAGTCACCGGCGATGAGCAGCGCCTCACCGGCGTCCCACGACCCGTTCGCGACTTCCTGGACCGGGAAGCCGTACAGACGCGACCCGACGGCGTCTTGCAGCGCGGGCTGGTAGATCGGGCCGTCGTCGCCGCGCAACTGCACGAGTTGCCACGAGAAACCGGGGGCAGCGGCGAAGCCGTTGACGTTGAATCCGTCCTCGGCGAGCAACTGACCCATGTAGGCCACGTTCTGCGACAGTTCCGTCGAGCCCGCGCCTTTGACCACGACGTTACCCGCAGCCAGGCAGCCGGAGTAGATCGACGTGGGGAAAGACGACGGGGCGTCGGTGCCGAACAGGGCGGCGGCGTCGAGCTTCTGCCCGATCGCTTCCACGACCAGCGGTGCGACCTCGTCCCAGATCGGCACCTGCGAGTCGTCGAGGTACGCCAGGGGAATGGGGATGAGCACCGCGAGTTCTTCGGCGGTGAGGGTGACGTTCGCCCAGTCAGCGGTGCCGGTCTGCTTCAGACCGGCATCGCCGGTGACCCAGTACGCGCTGGGGAGCACGGACAGGACAGGCTGGCGCAGCGTCTGCGACGCCATCAGTACCCGGCGGCTGTTGTTGAGGATGACCGAGGACTTCGGCATCTCCTTGATGATTTCCTGAGCGACCGGAGTCGGAACCAGGGGGTCGAGACTGACGTCCCGGCTGATTGAGGTGTCGTAGGTAGGCATAGTGCCGTGCTCCTTCTATCGGGGGGTGGTTAGCGGGCGCGCTGGTGGCGCATCCACTCGTTCATGTCGACTGACTGCGGTTGACCAGCCAAGGCGGCGATGGCCTGCGCGGATTCCGTGGGTGCCCGTGGAGGCGAACCCGGCGCGCCGGGGATCGCTTCGAGTAGGGCAGCCGCGGATTCTTCGATCTCCTCGCGTGAGGTTCCAGCGAGGAACCGGACCAGCGAAGGGGGCACGCCTTTGTCGGCGGCCACCTCGTAACGCAGCAACTGGGATGTGGCGGCGGACTCCCGCTGTAGGGCGGCTTCCAACGCCTCGGCCTGCTTCTGCGCTTCGGTCTTGTTCGCGTTCTCGATCTCCGCGAGCCGGGTAGCGGCTTCGGCGTTCTCCTTGGCCCGCTTCTCCCACGTCCGTGCCATCGACTTCCAGTCCACGTCGGGCTGTGCAGCCTCGGCCTGGGCGGCGGGGTCAGTGGTGGGAGCGGTGTCCTGCGGTGCCGTTTCGGCGGGGGCAGGGGTGTCGGTCATTGTGCAGTCTCCCGTTCCGGGTGCGCGAGGTCGCCG